TTGGCTGACCAGATAACGCTGGGCGAGATGATCGCCAGCGGTCATCTCGTACCACCCAAAACCTATGTCATTGATGTGGGAGCGCAGGACGCTTTGCGACAGGTGCGCCGCACTGCGATTGACTTCGACATGAACGAGGTCGCCTCAATTCTTAACAAGACGCTGATCACTGAGTCTGTGATCAACAACTGGAAAGCCAAGGCCTTTGATCGCAAGACCATCGTGTTTTGTTCAACTGTGGAACACGCCACCGACGTCTGCACTGCATTCAATCAGGCTGGTACTAATGCCGTCCTGATCCATGGCGAGTTGTCCGATGCGGATCGCAAAGAACGCCTGGCGGCCTATGAAAACGGTAACGCGCAGGTCGTAGTCAACGTTGCGGTCCTTACCGAAGGTTATGACTACACGCCGACTTCGTGCGTAGTGCTGTTGCGTCCCAGCTCCTACAAATCCACCTTCATTCAGATGGTGGGTCGTGGTCTGCGCACAGTCGATCCTGAGCAATTCCCGGGTGTGGTAAAGACCGACTGCATCGTCCTGGACTTTGGTACGGCCAGCCTCATGCACGGCGCACTGGAGCAAGAGGTCAACCTTGACGGGCACGAACACGATGGCGATGCGCCTACGAAGGATTGTCCAGAATGCGGTGCCATCGTGCCGCTGGCTGTCATGGATTGCCCTTTCTGCGACCACACTTGGGAGCGTTCGGAGACTCCCGATGCTGGCGTACTCGACAAGTTCGTGATGAGCGAGATCGATTTGCTTAAACGCTCGAACTTTCGTTGGTGCGATCTCTTTGGTGCAGATGACGCGCTGATGGCCACAGGCTTCAATGCCTGGGGCGGGATCTTCTTCTTGAATGGCCGCTGGCATGCCATTGGTGGCGGCAAGGGCCTCAATACACGACTGCTGGCAGTCGGTGAGCGAACGGTTTGCATGGCCAAGGCCGATGACTGGCTGAATGATCACGAATCTGAGGATTCGGCCTTCAAGACCCGACGGTGGCTAAACGAATCGCCTACATCAAAGCAGCTTCAGTACCTTCCACCGGAATTTCGATCGGATTTTGGAATGACTCGCTACCAGGCCTCAGCGCTGCTGTCATTTCGCTTTAACCGCAATGCCATTGTTCGCCTGGTCAACGCAGCCAATGACGCTCATGCCCACCAAGTTTTGGAGGCTGCGTGAAATGTGCTGTTTGTCATCGCCAAGCCAAGGGATTCGGCTGGTTCAATCCACGCCTACCCCGGTCGGATCCGGGTCATTACAACGACAAATGGGTGTTCTGCTCACGTCGCTGTCAGAACACATTTTCAAATCTCATGAACAAAACGGAGGGTCATATGATCGATCCTAGTGAAATGGAAATCGCAGCGATGCAGTCTTGCCTTGCTCCGCTAGGTGAGTACGTCGGTTGCATTGGTATGCAACGACCAATTGCCGATTACAGTCGAGACGAAGTACTTGCACTTATTGATGTGATCGTCTCTGCATACCAAGACCAGATGCTCGAAGCGCATGAACGTATGGCAGCCAAGGACTATGCATTCTTGGAGCAGCGTATTTACATGCAAGCCACAGATCAAAAATAAGGATAAGTGTGATGCTGGACTTTAATCATCGCCCCAAATTTCATGAAGAGATATGTAGTCTCATTGATGGCGCGTTAGCACTTGAGCGTGATGCGCAAACACCGCGTGACTATCTGGGTGCATCCCGTCTGGGAGTCGCGTGCGAGCGTGCGCTCCAGTTCGAGTACACCCGCACGCCCGTGGATCCGGGCCGGGAGTTTTCTGGTCGACTGCTACGGGTGTTCGAAGTGGGGCATCAACTGGAAGACCTTGCCATTCGCTGGCTACGCATGATCGGCTTTGAACTCTTTACGCGCAAGGCGAACGGGGGTCAGTTCGGCTTTTCCGTGGCAGGTGGTCGCATCAAGGGACATGTCGATGGCATCTTAGATAGCGGTCCTGAATCACTTGGCATGGGCTATCCCGCCATCTGGGAATGCAAAACCATGAACGACAAGTCCTGGCGCGACACGGTTAAGAACGGCGTGGCTAGATCCAAGCCAGTCTATGCCGCGCAAATGGCGATCTACCAAGCCTACATGGAATCTAGCATCCCGGGAGTCTCGCAAAACCCAGCGCTCTTCACTGCTATTAACAAGGATAGCCAGGAAATCTGGTTCGAGTTGGTGCCATTCGATGGTGGCCTCGCTCAGCGCATGTCCGATCGGGCGGTGCGCGTCATTACTGCCACCGATGCAGGCGAGACACTGCCGCGCTTTTCGACTACGCCAACCCACCAGGAGTGTCGCTTCTGTTCGTGGCAGGAACGCTGCTGGGGTGGGTCTTAATGCATGGGCTCGGTTACTTCGACTTCAATGACGCAGAGGATTACGCAATCGGGATGGCTGACGATGTTGAGGTATTACGCCATGCGCTAGTCGATCGGCTCGAGTCCGTACTGCTTTTTCTGTTTCCTCAGGGTCGTATCCGTAGCGGGAAGTTTTATGTGGGCGACATTGATGGCTCACCCGGTAAGAGCCTGGTAGTTGAGATGGAAGGCACGCGACGCGGCCTCTGGTTCGACTTCGCAACCGGCATGGGCGGCGATATGTTCGATGCTTGGGCTCTGTCGCGTAACCTGTCTGTTAAAACCGATTTCACACGCATTCTTGATGAGGTGCGCCAATGGTGTGGTGTTGCGCCACCGGTCAGCAAATCGAGCAAGCAGCATATCCGGCAGCAGCCCGTCGATGAACTTGGCCCCTACTCCGCGACATGGGACTACCAAAGTGCCGATGGCACTTTGATTGCACGGGTATACCGCTACGACCCGGAGCCAGGGCGCAAGGAGTTCCGGCCTTGGGATGTACGCGCCCGCATGTGGCGTGCCCCTAATCCACGCCCCCTCTACAACCAGCCAAACGTAGCAATCGCCAAACAAGTGGTTCTGGTAGAGGGAGAGAAATGTGCCCAGGCTCTGATCGAACAAGGCGTGGTGGCAACCACCGCCATGAACGGCGCACGCGCGCCAATAGATAAAACCGATTGGTCACCTCTGCGCGGCAAAGATGTCGTGATCTGGCCCGACCGGGATCCGCCGGGTTGGGATTATGCGGAAAACGCGGCCAAAGCCTGTGTGGCGGTAGGCAGTCGGTCCGTCGTAATCGTCATACCACCCGATTCCAAGCCCGAAAAATGGGATGCTTCCGATGCAGTGGCAGAAGGCTTTGATTGCAAGGCCTTCATCGCATCAGGCGAGCGCATCACCGTCAAGGTCAGCACTGCGCCTCTGCCCACCTACACCATGGGCGAGATTCTGGATGACCAGTCACCCCTCCCTGATGATCTCGTCTCCAACCGAATCGTCACCCCCGGTGGCATCACGGTTTTTGGCGGTGCTCCCAAAGTGGGCAAAAGCGACTTTCTACTGTCATGGCTCGCGCACATGGCCGCTGGCCTTTCGTTTTTAGACATGGCGCCGGCGCGACCACTGAAGATCGTCTACGTCCAGGCCGAGGTTCGGTACCCGTATTTGAAGGAGCGCATCCAAAACATCTTCCTACCCAAGGAAGGTCTGAAGCTTGCGCGAATCAATCTGGTGGTCACACCCCAGCTGCACCTGGTGCTCAACGATGAGGGCCTCGAGCAACTGATACAAACCATCAGCATGCAATTCAATGGTGAGTCGCCCGACATCATTGCTATTGACCCGATACGCAACGTGTTCGATGGTGGTGGCTCAGGGGGAGAGAACGACAACGACGCAATGATGTTTTTTCTAACGCGTCGCGTGGCCAAACTGCACCTCACAGTCAATCCAGAGGCAGGCGTGATCCTGGTCCACCATACCAAGAAGATCTCCAAGCGCCAGTTCGAGGAAGATCCCTTTCAAGCGTTTGCCGGAGCGAGCAGCCTACGCAGCTTTTACTCTTCCAGCTTGATGCTGTATCGACCGGATGAATCCACCACCGTGCGACAGCTGATCTTCGAGTTGCGAAATGGTCCCGGCCTGCCCTCGCGCTACGTTGATAAGGAAGATGATCGTTGGACGATCGTGAACGCCAGCGAACGTCTGGTCTTGAAAGAATACGGACAGCGTCTGGATGCCGAGCGGCTACGCAAGCTCGACGTGATCTTGCAGATCCTGCTCGACGAGGGATTAAAGGGGCACTGTTACACCGCCAACCAATTTGCTGAAGCCTTCGAGGGCAAAGCTGGCCTAGGTGGCGAGCGCACCATCCGCGAGCGACTCTCAGCGCTAGCCACACAGGGCTACATCAAATATTTCCGTAACGCAGGGGACTATGGGCTGCCCTTGATCGGTCGTTCCAAGTACGGCTACCTGTGCGCCGAAGGCATGGTTCTCAATGTTCAAGGACAGCCCGATCCTGATACCGGAGAGATCTCCATCACCTCGCTTCGAGTACTTCCCACTCACTACAAATGCCCACTTTCAGGTGCAGCTTTACCGGTTGAAAACCCCGAAGTGTGGGTCTATCCCGAAAACAGCAATGACCCTCAGGAGTTCGAATGAACACGATTTGCCAAGATAGAGGCATCACCGACAACGCGTTGGATTTTGCACACAGCACTTCGAAGCAGCACACACACGCCATCATACGCAGCGCGTTAGAAAGAATCCGCACCACCCCATTTGATTTCTCTTCTGTTGGCATGAGCACACAGGAGCAAGTTGGCAAAAACAGGGGTGTCAGTTGGCAGAATTTTGCCAACTGGATTCAGTTGGCAAACCGTTGCCAACTGAAATCTCTTGTAGATCAAGAACTTGTCGAATTTTCGATCCAGTTGGCAGTTGGCAGTCGGCAAATTTTGCCAACTGAACTAAGTCATTGTTTTGATTCGATATTCATCACTTCCGAAGTTGGCGAAATCTCCCCCTCCTACTACGTAGGAGAGGGGGCTTACGCCCTCTCTCCGTTACGTAGGGAG